CGGTTGATCATGCCAGCCCGAGCCTTGTCTAGACCCTTGGCCATCGCCTTCTTGTAGCGAGGGCGAAGACCCTTCTTCAACTGGAAGACATACTTTACGGGACGACCAGACTTGTCTTCACCGAAGTTGTTGTCTCCACGGGGTGCCCAGAACACCCCCGGCTCACTGAGTGCCGCTTCGATGGCGCTTCTCGTCCACTCCTTGGTCTGAGGAAAACTCTTGGCGAGTGGCACCATGTAGTATTTCGACTTGCGCTTGCCCTTTGCCGCCCTGCCGTATTCTTGAACGCCGCCGTACTTCATGGCCTTTCCAAGATTCATTGCGATCTTGAACTCGTACACATTGTGCTTTCCACGGGATTCAGCACTCTCGTAGCTCCCAACAGAAACCTGCGGCTCGGTGGCCAGTTTTCCAGAGCGCTCGTAGAGAACGCGCCGCACGACTTTTGGGATTCTTGGCTGAAGCCTGTCTCGCACCCACCGACGAACCGCGTTCTGAACAGACTGGAGAGCTTCATCTGGAAGATCCAGCTTGTCGAAGGTGGTTAGAGTGGCACCAAGTGAGGCACCGCCACGACGCTTTGAGTCAGGACTGAAGCTCAGGGTAAACCCTGACTTCTTAGACCCAAGGTCGAGCTGCTTAATTGCCATCACTCACCATCTAGGGAGTAGCCGTGACCGTTGTAGATCAAGTCACCGAGAAGCTGTCTTGCGCTCTCAAGGAGTTGGCCAGCATCTGCTGGCTTTCTCGCCACGCCCTTTTCCCAAGCCACCTCTGAAAGACCGTAGGAGTCCTTGCGATGCAGGTTCCCAATGGCCTGAAGTTGCGTGGCAGTGAAGAGCCGAGGAATGGTCTCAAGGATTGGAATACCACAGGTCGAGGTGAACTCGATATTCTTGTACAGAGTCTCGCCGGTATCAGTGTCTACCTGATCGTAAAGGATGAGCCGGTTCTTGACGATGCGCCAATCAGCCGGGGCAACCTCTACACCATCTACGAATACCTGAATCGGCTTTGTTCTATCCACCGGCATGCTGCGAAGAAGAAGGGGGCCGAAGTAGTCATCGAATACCTGAGTTCTCTCTCCATAGTGAAAGGGCTGGCGGCACTCTTCGCAGACCTGTGAATATGCCACTCTGGCACAGGCAGCAACGGTAGGGTCGTTGACCTTTACGTTCTGCTGAGCATCCTTGATGCCCTTCAGAGCCGCTACCTCCTCGATCACCTTCTTTAGAAAGTCCTCAGGTAGTGCAGCCATTTACTTCCCTTTCTTCGAAGCCTTCCCCGTCAGCGGTGCGCTGGTCTTCATCGCCGGGGCCTCGTCTTTGGCCTTCTCGTCAGCAGCGGGTTTCGACTCGTCAGCTGCCTTCTCATCACTGGCAGGAGCGGGGGCCTCAGGCTCTTTCTTCTCGGTGTCAGCAACAGGCTCAGGACGCCAGTCTTCGATCACCATCTTGAAGTCGAGCTTTGGATTGAACGCCGCCTTGGGAACAACCATGTCGTTACCATACCGCTTGAAGAAGTCGGGGTGAGCCTCAACATGAGTACCCTTATTGACCACCAGACTACGGTCACCGTCAGAGATGGTAACCAGTGCAACCTTCGTGATGAACCCCGCCATGACCATGACTCTCTTATCTCCTTTGAAGGGTCAGGGGAGAGGGGCCGAAGCCCCTCTCCCCATCTCCAGTTGTGTTCTTAGGCCGCCGCAGTCTTGATGCAAGCCAGCGTGTCGGGCAGCGGCAGCTTCATGCCGATGCGCTCGACAAACCGGAAGTGCGTCAGGAAGTTGGCGAACCCGACGATGTCCGTCGAGGCCACCGAAAGCTGCATCTTGTCGGCAAAGTAGTAGTTCTTCATGTTGCCGAACAGGATGTAGCGGGTAGCCGCCGAAGCCCCACCCGTGTACGCGGGCATGGCCTCAACCAGCTCGATCGGGTAGCCCCACATGGTGGCTGGCTCTGGCCCGATTGGGGACTGGATGAGGAACTCGCCGGTACCGGCCCCACCGCCCTGATTGATCCGCATCTTGCGGAGAATCGCGTAGACGGTGCGGTGCATGTACCACTTCGAACCGGACACGACGGTCGGGTTCAGCGAGTTGATGCAGTCCAGCATGTTCTCAGGGGTGATCGAGCTGATGTTCGTGGTGGAGGTCAGGGTGACCTTGCCAGCCGAGGTCAGAGCGCCGTCGAACTTGTCGCCCGCACCCGTGTTGCCAACGAACCCAACCCGGTCCTCTTCCTTCGCGAGGTACTCACCGACCAGCGTGGCGATGAGGTTCGCGATGGGGATGACCGAGTCTTGCAGAAGCTCGCCCGAGGTCGGAACCAGCGCGGCCAGCTTCTTGACGGTCATCGTGACGGTGCTGAACTGTGGCCACGTTTCAGTCATGGCCGCAGCTTCATCCACCCAGTAGATCGGCCCAGCGACGGCACCGTTCTTGTCTTTCCAGCCACCCGAGAACACCGGCCACTGCATCTCGTCACGAACCATCGGGACGATCTGCGCGTTGGTGCGGATCACGCCGTACTGCTCGATGATGCGAAGCAGCGTGGGCTTGAAGTCGGAGGGAACGAAGTACCCGCCGTCAGCATCCGTACCCTCGACCATGTTGCGGACTTCACCGAACTGCTTCTGCGCGAGCAGACGGCAGAACTGGGCGAACTCCTTGGCCGCGTCCTTCGACTCCCACGGAATCTCGATCCCACGCGAGTGCTGCACGAACCCGGGCTTGGCCGGGATGATGTGCTCCAGCGTCTCGATCTTGCCCTTGAGGGAGTTGTTCTCCTTCTCAAGAGCCTCCATGCGAAGGGCCTGCTCATCGAACTTCTTGAGCGCCCCCCCGACTAGCTCTTCAAACTTTCCAATCTCAGCAGCCATCTTCATTTCCTCCTTAACAGGGGTTGAGTGTTACTGGACGAACTTCGCGAGAGACTCCAGACACTCTGGAGCAACCTCGAAAAGAACTTCGTCTTCCTTCGTTGCTTTCACTTCAGGCTTCTCGGCCTTTACAGGCTTCTTCGCAAGATAGTCTTCGATCATCGACATCTTGAGATTGAGGGAGATCATTTCCTCAGAGACTTCTGTCACCATCCGAGATAGCATTTTTCTGATCTCTTCGATAGACAGCCTGAGTTCACTCACCCCCTCTGCGGGAATCGTCTTGGCTTCCTCAATCTGGGCAGATGCGTCCACCGAGGCTGCGGGCTGGGCAACCTCCCCCGTGGCTACAACAGCTGCTACCAGAGGCTCATCTGCAATCGCCTTTAGCTCCTCCGCAGTAAAGGTCTTGGCCTCGCTGTTCTCCCCAGCGTAAAGCTCGGGGGCAGTCTTGCCAAAATCCGTGTAATGCAGCGAGAGGTGATCGTAGATGTCCTGCTTGAGTTCCCCCTTAACGTCCCCATCTTCGAGAAGCGCGGCCATTGCCGCTGTCAACCCCCGCCACACCACGACGAGCGAATCCTCGGACAGGGTGTGGTGAAGGAATCTGTAAGAACCGAACGAGTCAACAGCGCCCTCTAGGGAGCCGAAGCCCTTTCGGAACTTTGCCCAATTGATAGTCTCCTTGGAGCCGGTGCCATCGTTCGACGCCCACTTGGCAAGAGTGAGCCGTACCTCGGTCCCATTCCACTCGACGTCAACGCCCTTAGTGGAGACGAACGGTACGGCCCCATCAACCTTGATAGTGTCGGTGTTGAACTTGGCGTTGAACTTCTCAAGAAGCTCCAGCGCCGGGGCCAGAGACTGCTCTACTTCCTCTTGCACGAACGACTTTGTGACAGGGTCTAGCTCCATGGCCTTGCGAACGATCTCGTGGGCCTGACGGATTAGAATGGCTTCTGGGTTGGCGGGAACCGGCACGGGGCTTAGCTCCAGTAGATCCCACTTGGTGTGAATCACATAGGGGATCTGGTCATAGCCGCGTAGGTCAACCGACTGCTTGGTGCCGTCTGGCAGATCAACGGTCACCTCGGTTAGATCCTGCGGGGCATCATCCCACGGGAACCAAAGCCGAACCTTGTTCTGCGGGTCGAAGCCAATGCTGAACGCGCTCATGTCGCCAGCCTCGTACTTGGTCTGTAGCTCCTGACCACGCGCACAGGTGCTGAAGACGAACTCGCAGATCATCTCTTTTTCGGTGACATCGATCTTGGTGACCTGACCAACAGAAGTCTTCGCGTAGTTGTGGATCTCTAGTAGAACGGGGTTCTTCATGAAGTTGTCGAGCATCGCGCCTTTGGGTAGCACGACCTCGCCGTAACGATCTAGCGCAGGGGTTGTTGCGA